TTTCTGGAAACGGAAAAACTTTCATGGTAGAACAGGCTTGTGCTAAAGCCAAACGTGAATATTTCAGAGTGAACATTACAGTAGAAACTGATGAAGATGATTTGCTCGGTCACTACGCGTTGATTGATGGTAATACAGTTTGGCAAGATGGCCCAGTTGTTAAAGCCATGGAACGTGGTGCGATACTTCTCCTTGATGAGATTGACTTGGCATCTTCCAAGATTATGTGTTTACAGCCTGTACTTGAGGGCAAAGGTGTGTTCCTCAAAAAAGTAAATAGGTTCGTTTCTCCTTCTATTGGTTTTAATGTTTTGGCAACTGCTAACACTAAAGGTAAAGGTTCAGAAGATGGACGCTTTATCGGAACTAACATTTTGAACGAAGCCTTCCTTGAAAGATTTCCTATCACAATTGAACAAGTGTATCCTTCAATGGCGACTGAGAGAAAGATTCTTGAAAAAGTTTTTGCTAGTCTTGATATTACTGGTTATGGTGATTTTGCTGAGAAGTTAGTTACTTGGGCAGACATCATTCGTAAGACTTTTTACGAAGGTGGAATTGATGAGATTATCGCAACTCGGCGTCTGGTTCACATTGTTAATGCGTATGGAATCTTTGGTGACCGTAAGAAAGCCCTTGAAATGTGTATCGCTCGTTTCGATGAAGATACAAAAACCAGTTTTCTTGATCTGTATTCAAAGTGTGATTCAGAAGTTGTAGTAACTGAAGAATCAACCGAAACAGTCGAAGAGACTTCTGTAGAAGAAACTAAAGATGACAACACACCCTTTTAATTTATATGACAACACATTGGAGCAAAGTGATTGAAGAATATCTTGGCCCGGTGAAAACGAAATCAGATAAATTGTTTTTGAAATTAGTTAAGAAAGTTTCAAAACCAGACTATACAATGCACTTCATGGAAGATCGTCATGGAAGAAAGGCGATGTTCTATAATTATAAAGGAGTTGAGATTAAAAAAGATGACTGTGTTCTTCTCAAGGCAACGATTGCAGAACATCGTAGGCAGAAATTTGGTGCTGGAGAACCATTGACATATCTTAATCGTGTTACTGTTCGCCAGAATATGGGTTCTAAAGAAAATCCACAAACTGTTTTTGGTGAAGAGGCTATTGAACGAGGATCATCAAATAAAACTTGGCAAGAAACTCTTGCAGAAGAAGATTTAAAAAATACAACAAAGTAATGGAGTTAAAAAAAATACATAAAGTAACTGCTACTGAGTTTGTATCAGAAAGACATTACTCAGCTGTAATGCCTAAACTTACAAAACATTTTCTTGGTTGTTTTGAAAATGATGAACTAGTTGGTGTGATTACATTTGGTTGGGGTACAAGACCTATGCATACGATTCAAGCACTTTTTCCAGAATTGAATACAAAAGATTATTTTGAAATAGGTAAAATGTGTATGGATGATAAGATGCCGAGAAATAGTGAATCTCAATTGTTATCCTTGTCAGTCAAATGGTTGAAAGAAAATACAAACATCAAGTATCTTTTCACATGGGCAGATGGTATAGTAGGTAAGCCTGGTTATGTGTATCAGGCTGCAAACTTTTTATATGGTGGACATTCTATTACGGATACATATGTTACAGAAAAGGGTGAGAAAGTTCATCCAAGAACCATACAAGGAATACTACCGAATGAAGAAGGTTTGAAGTATGGACATAGACCAAACTTTGAGCAATTGAAAGAATTGAAATTAAGTAGAGTAAAAGGAAAGCAATTCAGATACATTTATCCTATGTCAAAAAAGTATAGGAAGTATTTGAAAAAATCAACAGTTGAATGGAACTTGAATTATCCGAAACATTCAGATTTACTATGGAGAATTAAAAGCCCAGGCGAAACGGAATATACACAAACCGAAACGATGCCATTTAATTTATCTAAGGAAACGGAATATAATAAGAGTTCTCAAACACAATCAAATTTAATGGAATTTTTTTAATTGATGCGAGTAGTTGTTGGGCAACGCTTTGGAATTCCATTCTGAAGAATTGGGTTCGATTCCCGATGCTCGCTCCAAAACAACTTGACAAAACACTTTAATATGGTATAATAGTACTATGAGTCCATTTGATTACCTAAAAGCGATTAACGAAACCAAAGAGAATGTGATGCTTACTCCACAAGATGAGAGGAAATACTCATCTTTTATCGTAAATCGTGGACTATCTTTCTTTATGGACACCATATTTCAAGTAAATGAGATGAATCGTAACCACCACCTTGACAGCCGACTTCAGTTTGACTATCTTATAAATAATATTAGAAAGAAACGAAGGTATAGTAAGTGGCTGAAACCAGAGAAACTACAGAATGTTGAATTGGTGAAAGAGTATTATGGATTTAGTTATGAGAAAGCTAAGGATGCTCTGAGAATACTTTCTGAGAATCAGTTGGCTTATATCATAGATAAACTGAATCAAGGTGGAGTGGAAAATGACAACAGGAACAGAGAACATGGTGGAGTGCACTCTGGAGGTTCCAGATGATTTTCTCAAGGTGCGTGAAACACTTACTAGAATCGGGGTAGCTTCCCGAAAAGACAAAATATTATATCAATCTTGTCACATACTACACAAACAAGGTAGATATTATATCGTACACTTTAAAGAATTATTTGCACTTGATGGTAAACCAACCAATTTCTCAGAAAATGACCAAGCAAGACGTAATACTATAGCAAATCTTTTATCGGAATGGGGCTTAATTGCACTAGTGAATCCAGAATCTTCAAGTGAATTAGTTGTTCCGTTGAATCAACTAAAGATCCTATCTTTTAAAGAAAAAGACCAATGGGATCTTACAGCAAAATATAATATTGGAAGTAAAAGGACTGAAGATGGCGACCAAAACAATAAAGAATGAAACATTAAAATTTTACAAATTACATCCGAACGCAAAAGACCCCATTTATGCAACAGAGGGTTCAGCGTGTTTCGATATTCATGCATGTTTTGATGGACAAGAAAAATATCAAGTTCGACAAGATACTCTAAACAGAGTAATCTTAAAGCCCTTTAGGAATGGAGTTCTTCAGGTAAATAACATGGAAAGAGTAATGATTCCTACTGGATTGATTTTTGATATTCCAGAAGGTTACTCAGTTCGTCTTCATTCTAGGTCAGGTTTGGCTTGGAACGAGGGTTTATACCTAACAAATTGTGAAGGTATAATAGATTCTGACTATGTAGATCCTATTTTCGTTATGATGACAAGCATTTCTCAATCTCCAAAAACAATAAATAATGGAGATAGGATATGTCAAGCAGAATTAGTGAAAAAGGTATATCATGGTTTAACCGAACTCAAAAAACCACCAGTTCAGAAGACCGAGCGTGAAGGTGGATTTGGTTCTACCGGCAAATAACGAAAAAGTTATATGGCCAAAACTATAATTTAAAAAAAGGGAGTAATCCTATGTTAGAAAAAGCAATAGGCTGGATTCGCAGTCTTACAGAAGCTGGTCTTGCGTTAATCGCATTAGGCGTGGTTCTTCAAATCATTTTTGGAGCAGCTGTTCCTTTCATTGGCCTAGATATTATAGGTTCAGTAGTAGGTATAGTCCAAAAACTAGGTGGTGAAGGACTTGTAGGCCTAGCAGCAATTTGGGTACTTTGGGGAATTTATTCCAAGAAGTAAACTTATATCATCTGACAAAGGGTGATTAAACTCACCCTTTTCACTTTTTTTTACATTATGACTAAATACTTTGGTAGTAATTGGCAAATTGATGAAAAATTTATGAAGACTAAATATAAATTGATAGTAAAGGAATCGGGAAATTATACTTCAGATTCTTTAAGCAGTCTACTTTGGACTGTTTTCAAACATCGTTGCGAACATCTCTTCAAAGGAGAAGGTTGGCGCGACTGAGGTTGACCAATTGTGGTAACCTCTAATCCACGAATAGATTTTGTATTTCTGTTCGTGATTACTCCAAGTCTACGTGCTGAAGATTGGAGTGTAATATTAACCTCGCTTTAAAGGAGGCCCTATGTATACATTAGCACCACACACATTCCCCACACCACAAGACTTACAAAAAATGCTCGGATTCAGCGTTGGATTCGATGGATTTTTTAATCGTCTTTCTAATATGGACATCGCCCAGTCGGGTTATCCACCATATAACATTCGCAAAATTAATGATCTACAATATGTTGTTGAACTAGCTCTTGCTGGTTTTTCAAAAAGTGATATTGAAGTAGAAGTAACTGATGGTACTCTTACCATTCGTTCTGCTATCGCGAAAGATGATGGGGCTGATAATGATGAAAACAATGGAAACAATGAAATCGGTTTTGTACATCGTGGAATTGCCAAGAGAACTTTTTCTCGAGCGTTCCAACTGAGTGATGATATCATTGTTAAGAATGCCGATCTCCAAGACGGTATGCTTATTGTGAATCTGGAACGTGTAATTCCAGATGAGAAAAAGCCTAGACTGATTCCCATCGGTCAATAGCCACTGTGGTGCCCCCAATCTGAATTTCGCAAGATTGGGGGATTATAAATAAATATATAGATTAATACAAACCCTAATCGGAGTAGTGAAGTGGCAAAATCCAGAAAATCGAAATCTAAAAAAGAATTAGAAAAGGAAGGTAGAACTCTAGGGATAGAGTTAGATCGAAGACATAATAAAGAAGACCTTATTGCTGAATTAGAAGCAGTAGAACCAAAAGAATTACCAAGATTCACAGAAGAGTCTAGTGATGTAACTTGGAATAGTATTGAAGAATTTACAGAAGCAGTAACTTCAACTGGAATGATTTTTGATCGGGATTTTATTCCTGTTAATATTGAAGCCCTTTATG